CACGAAGCATATAGCTGCGACATTCAGATGTGTTCAGGCGGTCACCCTGAATGGCATATCTTAGGCGACGCTCTGGCTGTTATCAACGGCAATACAGATTTCACCACTTGTGACGGGCAGACACATACGGCAGGCAAATGGGATTTGCTGATAGCCCATCCGCCGTGTACATATCTTAGCAACGCAGGGGCAGCACGTCTGTACAAAAAAATTAATGAAAAAAGCTACATTGATCTTGAAAGATTTGAAAAGGGACAAGACGCAAAAGAATTTTTCCTGAAATTTATTCATGCACCTGTTGAAAAAATAGCTGTTGAAAATCCAATCCCGTCTGGAGTATATCGGTTGCCGAAATATACGCAGATTATACAGCCATATGAATATGGACACCCATACAGCAAAAAAACGTGTTTGTGGCTGAAAAATCTGCCTAAATTGGTACCGACAAATGTTGTTAAACCCATATGTTCATGGGTGTCAGGCGGTAGCAAAAAGGCGGACGGCACTGCACGCACAAACTGCGGAATGCCGTTTCGTGACAGCAAGACAAAATCCAAAACATTTTCAGGCATAGCACAAGCAATGGCTGAACAATGGGGAACCGAGGAGGATTAACATGGTTAAAATCAAACCCGAATACATTTTCCCACTTCTGCTGATTTTGCTGGACGTGGGAGCGGCGGTTATATACGCCGTGCAGAAAGACTACAAGAAAGCTGTCTACTGGTTAGCGGCGGCTGTGTTGAATGTGACTGTAACTTTTTAGGAGGGAGAAAAGTGACAAAAGCTGAAAAAGCCAAAAACCTGCGCTATAAGAAAGCAATTGTATCGCAGCTCAATTTTGAGGAAATAACATCTCAGCTATACGACATCAGTTCCGTTTGCGAGGAATATCAGTATTACTTCAGCGGCGATGATGATACGCTTCTCAACGCACTTGACGGAGATGACGAACAGGAGCAGGAATTTAAAATGATGTTCTCAGACCTTTCGTATGAGTGTGATAGTTTGAGGGACATTGTCAATGATACCTACGTGTCAGAACATTTTGACGATTTTTTTGTCGGAATAATGCTAAACGGAAATAGTCCGTTCAAGTGCTATGGATATGATAGCTTTGAAGAAGATTACTTTGCACTTTCGTCATATGACACGAAATGTGCATCAAGTGAGAGCGCAAAGAGACTTAAACGTCTTACGAAGGACGAGCTGCTGTCCGTTTGTGGACAATGCTTTGGGCTTGCAGTGTCTTACCTCAACGTCCAATACAAATATGACTATTTGAAAGCTGCTTTTGATATCTTGAAAGACCAAAATACCTCATATTTGCAGATCATAAAGGACATTGAAACGGCATATGACAAAGCGGACGCAAAAGACTGGTATGAATACAGCGCCGAAGTGAAAGCATTTGATAAGCTTGTCGGAAGTTTCGATGAATATAGCAAAATCTGGCTTGAATAATGAGGAGGTATAACAATGTCAAGATATATTGACGCAGAAAAGTTAAAGTGTTCTATTGATTCGGAAACAGACAGCATATTTGATTGGGATATGACCATAGAAGAACTTTATTATAACCTGTGCAAACTGGTTGATGATGAACCTACCGCAGACGTGCAGGAGGTCAAGCGTGGATATTGGATATTTCACGAACACACAAAACTTGTACCGACTAACAAACTTGGCATAAAAGAAGAGTACACTAATGGTCATGATTGTACTGTCGTAGACAATACAAATGTCAACAAGAAAATCATGATTATGAAGAAACGTATTACAGTAAGAGTGCCTGTGTGTTCGGTCTGCGGTTGGTACGGGCATGATGAATGCGATGCAACGCCATACTGCCCTAACTGCGGAGCAAGAATGCGTGGTGACAGCAATGACGGATAAGCAATACAAAAAATATAAAGAGATTGAGGAAGAAATAAGACCTATACAAACATTTGTAAAAGGATTTTGCACTCGTTCCAGTTCTTGTCCAACTTTGATTTTTACAAAGCCAAAGTTGAAATTTAAAAGAAGGCAGACTTGCGTTCCAGACGTTTGCGAGATTGAAATTTCTTATGCGTTACAAAGTCGAATATTAGAAGTTATTGGACAGTATATTGACGAGAAAGAGAAAGAACAGAAAGAACTATAAAGGAGGAAATGCAATGAGCGAAACAGTATCAGGCGAGGAGCTTGAAAAGATAAACGACTATGCAAGAAAGCCGCTCACGGAGGACAAGGTATTTGTTTTCAGGGTGGCGCTTTGTGACAATAACATTGACAGAGACGGTGAAAAGTTTTCATCAGGCGCTTTGAGGAAGCTTGCGAAGCTTTTTAAGGGCAGAACGGGTATTTTCGACCATGACCCTAAAAGCTCAAAGCAGACTGCTAGAATATTCGACACTTGGGTGGAAACTCTGCCTGAGAAAACTACGACAGACGGCGAGGTCTACCGCAGACTTATGGCAAAGGCTTACATGGTGCGAACTGCTTCTAACGGCGATCTTATAAGCGAGATTCAGAGTGGAATAAAGAAAGAAGTATCCATTACCTGCACCATGGGAGAGAAGCTTTGCTCTGTATGCGGAGAGGATATGCACAAGGGCGGCTGTGACCATGAAAAGGGGTGTGAATACGGCGGTAGGCTGTGTTATCACATTCTTGACGAGCCGCTTGAAGTTTACGAGTGGTCGTTTGTGGCAGTGCCTGCGCAGGTGCAAAAATGGCACTAAAAGTTTGGCAACAAGGAGAGACGACAATGCGTGAAATACTTTTTAGAGGAAAACGTGTAGATAATGGCGAATGGGTTCAGGGCTATCCCTGCCGCTATGGTTGGGTAGGAAAAGAAAAAGACTATATCATTCCCGATTATGCAAGTGCGTTATATACAGCCGAAATTGACCCTGAAACTGTCGGTCAGTACACAGGTCTGACAGACATGAACGGCAATAAAATTTTTGAAGGGGATCTCTGCCTGTGCGACAGAAATATTTCAAAACATATTGACAAAAAAGTTTTTGAGATTAAATTTGACCCTGAGGCTGGATTTTTCGGAGAAAGCGACACATCAAACATATACCCTAGCGATTTTTATATGTGCGAAATTGTCGGAAATGTTTTCGACACCCCTGAATTTCTGAAAGCTGGTGAAATGCCATGAAAGCACGAACGAACATCGTCAGACAAAGCGACATCAAAAAAGAGGTCGCAAAGGAAATGCAGAAAAGATATATTGAACTGCAGGGCGAGATAATGCAGGATATCACTGAACAGATAATGGCGACTGTTTTGTGGACGCTAGACAAGTGGTACGGCTGGAAAGGTAAACGCCTGCGTGCATTCATTGACGCAGTGAATAGCACGTTTGAAATCATGGACGCGGCTGAATTCGATAACGATAACAACGCCAGTTATCTGAAAGAGACATACGGCATTGACCTGTCGGAACTGATATCAACGGAAATGACCGACAGAGTGCAGAAAGGCGGTTGAAATGACAGCAAAAGAATATTTGCAGAACGCTTATAAAATCGAGAGACGTGTGAAAATCATTGAAAACAAGGTCAAGAAACTGCGGTCGCAACTAGAATATGCTGGCATATCATACGAAAACACAGGTGCTAGTCATGGCAGTTGCAATGGCGACAAGATGTCAAGCACCATAGAACGCATAGCAGAATACGAACGCAGACAGCAGGAACTGGCGCTGATACTGATTGACAAACGTCTGCAAATTGAACAATCTATTGACGCAGTGGCAGACGCAGACCAGCGAGAAGTCCTTGAACGGCGGTATCTTTTCTATCAACGCTGGGTAGGAAAATTCAACAAAGAAAATGGTGAATACATAATGGGGATCACTGACTATATGAACTACTCAGAACGAACGATTTATAAAATTCACGGCGAAGCCCTGAAACATATCGTTGTTCCAAAAGAGTGCAGTGAAATGCAGTGAAATGCAGTTATTAATCTGCTATACTGTATAATAGCCCGATAGGGTGAAAGGTCAGTTGGTTATCTCCTCAACAAAAGCCAACCTTATTTTTACGCCTGAGTGGCTAGCCCTCAGGCAATGTGCAGGGGCGGTGCGCCATCACTTAACCTGCTCCATGTTTTTTTACTTCTTTTGCTTTAGATCTCCTGACTTCCGCTATGGCATTAGCTATGGCGGATATATCGGTCGATACTGCAATGATGTTGACGCCGATACCAATCAGCCACACACACCTCTTAACAATGTGTCCCACGTGTGGCATTTTTATTTTATGGGGGCGGCACTATGAAAGACTTTGCATATTCTTTTTACCGCTCAGCGGCATGGAAGAAGTGTCGCCAATCTTACATCGACAAACGCATATTAATCGACGGCGGTTTGTGTGAAGAATGTCACGAACGTGCTGGATATATTGTTCATCACCGAACATTGTTGACGCCAGCAAACATTAGTGACCCTGAGGTATCATTAAATCATGCCAATCTCGAATTTGTATGCAAAAAATGTCATGATAATTTCGAGGGTCATTTTTACCAAAAATCGCCTAAAAAATTAACAAAATGTGAATTTGACGCATTTGGTATGCCCGTACCCCCCTCAAATTTGGACTGAATTTTTTCCTAAGATACCGAGGGGGCAAAGGTCATTTTTTACGCACGATAAAATCGCATAAGGGGGTATAATCTGACAATGGCAAAAATCAAAAAGAATTTGAGCGAGTTGCGAAAAGCTGTGGATAGCTGTGAACCAGCTAAGAGGGAGCTGGGCATAAAGCTGTTAGATCAGCTGGAGTACATGGAAAATCTGCTGAGCGAGTATCAAAAAAAGATAAAAGCAGAGGGTGCAATCATCGAAGCAACAAACGGCAATGGTTTCACTGTCAAGACAGAGCACCCAGCAAGCAAGGCGTATGCAACATTAATTGGGAAATACAACGCAATGGCAAAGACAGTTGAGGATATTATCCTTGACAGCCTGCAAAAATCTGAGGGCGACGAGTTGCTGGAGTTCCTAGGCGGTGCAAAGCGTTGACGGAATTTGAAAAATATTTTACTGGCATTTATGACGGAAATATCGTTGCGTGTGAGAAAATGAAAAAGGTTTCGGAAATGCTGTTGAACAGATTTGCAAGCCCTGATGAATTTCATTTTGACGAAGCTATTGCAACACGGCATACGGACTTTATCGAAAAATTCTGCAAGCAGCCGTCTGGGAAACTAGGTCAGCCGTTGAAGTTGGAACTTTTTCAAAAGGCGAGATTGCAGGCGTTATTCGGCTTCGTTGATGATAACAATCTGCGACAGTATAACGAGTGTCTGATAATCGAAGGTCGAAAGAACGGCAAGACAACGGAAATTGCGGCAGTCGAAAATGATATGCTAGTCAATGACGGAGAGGGTTCACCGCAGATATATAACGTCGCCACAATGCTAGATCAGGCAAAGCTAGGTTTTAATGCCTGCTACAAAATGATAAAACAATCGCCACTACTGAGCAAACATATTCGTAAACGTGCAACCGATTTATATTTCCCATTGAACATGGGATTTATAAAGGCTCTTGCCAGCAACTCAAACAGCCTTGACGGTCTGGACGTTCACTGCGGTGTTATTGACGAACTGGCGGCAATCAAGAACCGAGATCTATATGATTTGATAAAGCAAGCAATGGGTGCTAGACAGCAGCCCATTTTATTTTGCATTACCACAAACGGCTTTGTTCGTGGCGGCATTTTTGACACCCAATACGAATATGCAAATAACCTGCTATACGGACGGCTGACAGAAAACAATAACCGATTTTTGCCGTTTATCTATGAACTGGATAGCCCTGATGAATGGGACAAGGAAGACTGTTGGTTGAAAGCAAACCCTGGACTGGGCACGATAAAATCAACAGACTATTTGCGCCAAATGGTGCAAAAGGCCAAAGATGATCCTAGCTTCAAGGCAACGGTTATGGTCAAAGATTTTAACCTTCCGCAGAATACCGAAAGCGGCTGGCTGACATGGGACGAGCTGAACAATGAAGAACCTATCACGGACTATCCGTTCAGATATTTCATCGGTGGTTTTGACGCTGCTGATTATATAGACCTGAATGCTGCAAAGGCTATCTGCAAAAAGCCTGATGATGATAGATTGTATGTAAAATCTATGTATTGGATTCCGCAAGCCGTTCTTGACGCTGACGCTGAAAAGGGCGACAGACGTGGACGAGATAGTGTGCCGTATGAATTGTGGAAGTCGCAAGGCCTACTGAGGACGTGCGAGGGAAACAAAGTCAACAAGCGTGTTATCCTAGACTGGTTTTTGGAACTGAGGGATAAAGAAGATATTTATCCGTTGGCTATCGGCTATGACCCTTGGCACGTTTCAGACGAGCTGATAAAAGCGTTTGAAGAAGAGTTTGGCAAGGGTGTTTTAATACCTGTGCGCCAGGGCGTTATAACACTGTCTGACCCGATGAAGAACCTGAAAGCTGAGTTTCAGCGACACAATATTGTTTACGACAACAACCCGATTGACAAATGGTGTTTTCTGAATACGGCTGTAAAGACAGACGTCAATGGCAACATTCAGCCGTGTAAGAAATCTGACCGAACGCAGAGAATAGACGGACTTGCGGCACTGCTAGACGCATATGTGGTCTATTATAATCGGCAGGAAGAATTTGAAAGTTTGATATAGGAAAGGAACAAAATGAAAGGTGAAACATACGAACAGTTCGTCGAAAAGTTCAAGCCAAAGAAAACTACTGACGATTGTTACACGCCGCCATTGATATATGATTGTGTGGCAAATTGGGTAGCAAACGAATATGGCATAAATTGTGATGAATTTTGCAGACCTTTTTATCCAGGCGGCGATTATGAAACGTTTGATTATACAGGTAAAATTGTAGTTGACAATCCGCCATTCAGCATTCTTAGCAAGATTTTACGCTTTTATATCGAAAAAAACATAAAATTTTTTCTGTTTGCACCTGCTCTCACTCTATTTTCAGGAGCAACAGAACACTGTACAGCAATTCCAGTGGGTGCAGCCGTAACCTACGAAAATGGGGCAGTTGTTAGCACGTCGTTTGTAACGAATCTTGATGATAGCGACATTCGGGTTCGTACCGCCCCACGCCTTTACAAGATTTTGAAAAGCTGTAATGATGTTAGCAGGAAAGAGAAAACTAAGACAATGCCAAAGTATGAATATCCGAAAAATGTTGCAACAGCGGCTAAAATCAATCGGCTTTCAAAGGCTGGCATTGACTTTGAAATTAAAAAATCTGAAAGCCTTCGTGTTCGTGCTCTTGACACTCAACTTTTGCAAAGAAAAGCAATATTCGGGTCGGGATACCTCATTTCAGATGACGCTGCCATGTGTTTAGAACGAGCAGAACGAGAACGAGCAGAACGAGCAGAACGAGAACGAGCAGAACGAGCAGAACGAGAACGAGCAGAACGAGCAGAACGAGAACGAGCAGAACGAGCAGAACGAGAACGAGCAGAACGAGAACGAGCAGAACGATGGCAACTGAGCGAGAGAGAAAAGGCTATTATAGCAGAATTGAACAAGAAATAATTTTGAAAATTATACAAAGAGAGGGGTGAAAAAATGGGTCTGATAAATCGTTTTAAAAACAGATCACAGGTAGTGACCCGATATAAGATGATGTCGGAAATCGGCAACGGCTACTATAGTTGGGACGGCAATGTTTATCGGTCAGATTTGGTACGTGCCTGCATTCGCCCCAAAGTCAAGGCTATTGGAAAACTGACCGCAAAACATATCAGAAAATCATATAGCCAAAAGGGGGACGGCAGTATCGAGATAAACCCTGAACCATATATGCGAATGCTGCTGGAAGAGCCAAATGAGTTCATGACGCTACAAAAAATGCTGGAAAAGATTGCAACGCAGCTGTGTTTGAACAACAACGCATTTATTCTGATTATCCGTGACGGCAACGGCTATCCTACTGAACTATATCCTATCCCTGCAGACAGTGCAGAATGCGTATATATCGGCAATGATTTGTATTTGAAATTCACGTTTTTCAACGGGCAAAGATATACGTTTCCATATGCTGACATCATTCATCTGCGTAGTGATTTTTATAAGGACGATATCTTCGGCGAACGGCTGAGTGAAACGCTGACGCCACTAATGGAAATTGTAACAACTACAGACCAAGGTATTGTCAAGGCTATCAAAAATTCGTCAATTATTCGCTGGCTGTTGAAGTTTACAAGCTCCCTGCGCCCTGAGGATTTGAAAAAGCAGGCGCAAGAATTTAGCGAGCAATTCATGAGCGTTCAGAACGGCACAGGCGTTGCGGCAGTCGACAGCAAGGCGGATGCAAAACAAGTTGACGCAAAGGACTATGTACCGAATTCATCGGTCATGGAAAAAACCACGCAGAGAATTTATTCGCTGTTTAACACAAACGCAAATATCGTGCAATCGAACTACACCGAAGACCAGTACAACGCCTACTACGAATCGGAGATAGAACCAGTAGTAATGGAACTGGCTGGCGAATTCACACGAAAACTATTCAGCCGTATCGAAAGAGGGTATGGCAACAAGATAGTTTTTGAAGCGTTCAACCTGAGCACTGCGTCAATGTCAACCAAGTTGAATCTGGTGCAGTTCTTCGACAGAGGTATCATGAACGCAAATGAAATCCGAAGCGTGTTCAATCTGGCTGACATTCCTTCGGGCGATCAGTATTATGTCAGACTAGACACGGCAAAGATAGACAGCAGTGAGGGAGGTGAAAATGATGAAAATTAACGTCAAAGGTACAATCGTTCCGAATGATGACCAATGGATCTATGACCTTTTCGAAATTGACGCTACTTCCCCTGCGAGGGTCTTAAAAGATATAACTGCGGCAACTGAAAAAGGCGAGCCGTTGGAAGTTTACATCAACTCTGGTGGTGGTGATATTTTTGCGGCTTCCGAAATCTATTCGGCAATCCGTGAATATTCAGGTGATGTCAAGATACACGTTGTCGGTCTTGCAGCAAGTGCGGCAAGCGTAATAGCGTGTGCAGGCAAGTCAGATATATCACCGACGGCACAGATCATGGTGCATAACGTATCATCAGCGACAAGAGGTGATTACCATGACATGGACAAAATGTCAGAGGTTCTGCAAAAAGCCAATGAGACCATTGCAAATGCCTACATAACCAAGTCAGGCATGACAAAGGAAAAGGCACTGGAAATCATGGACAAGGAAACATGGCTGACGGCTGATGAAGCGGTCGAACTGGGGTTGATAGACGAAATCGCAGAAAGCAGGAACGTCAAGTCACAGCTTGTGGCGGCCTACTGCGATATCATACCGCAAAACGTAATCGAAAAAATGAAAGCTGAGCGTGCTGATAAAAAGATAACAGCACAGGCAAGGCTTGACAAACTAAAGGAGGGTTATAAAAATGACAAGACAGGAAATGCTTGACAAGGCTCAGGCTCTCATCGACGAGGGCAATTTTGAGGAAGCTGAAAAGTTGATGAATGACGCTGAAAAGGCGGCAAAGACACAGGCAAATCTGAACGCTATGACAAAGGACCATGCGTCAGACACTATGAAAAATATCATTGAAAGGAATGAAAACAAAATGAGCGAGAATGCAATCACACACACATCAAACATCTATGACAGCGTCGAGTACAGAACTGCATTTATGCACAACGTTCTCGAGGGTACACCAATCCCTGCGAAGTTTGCGAACGAGGCACAGTCCACAAAGACCACTGACGTTGCGGCTGTTATTCCATCAACAACCATGCAGAGAATCGTTGAGAAGCTGGAGGAGCACGGACAGATCTATGCCCTTGTCACAAAGACAAATATCAAGGGTGGCGTGACAATTCCTACTTCAAGCGCCAAGCCAGTTGCAACATGGGTCGCTGAGGGCGCAAGCTCTGACACACAGAAGAAGTCCACAGGCTCAATCACTTTCAGCTACTACAAGCTGAGATGTGCTATCTCCATGTCGCTTGAAGTTTCGGTAGTATCTCTTGATTTCTTTGAGACAGTATTTGCCAATCAGGTAGCCGACGCAATGATCGCTGCTATCGAAACAGCAATCATCAAGGGCGACGGTTCAGGCAAACCGAAGGGCATCACAAAGGAAACTGTTGTCAGCGATCAGAACGTGGACGTTGCACTGGCAAGCGGAATTACATACAAGACCCTGTGGAATATGAAGAAGAAAATTCCGTCAGGCTACAGAGCAGGCGTTAAGATGTTCATGAACTATGCAACATTCTGCGATATCCAGGCACTGACAGACACAAACGGACAGCCTATCGCTAGGGTCAACTATGGTCTTAACGGAGATATGCAGCCATCAATCCTTGGCACACCTGTTGTGTTCTCTGACGATATCGACGCTTATGCAGACACTGTATCGGCTGATACAATCGTTGCATTCTTCTTCCGCCCTGAGGACTATATCCTCAACACAAATCTCCAGATGACAGTCAAGAGATATGAGGATAATGACACCGAAGACCAGGTAACAAAGGCGGTCATGCTGGTAGACGGCAAGGTTATCGACAAGAACAGCCTTGTGACACTCACAAAAAAGAGCAAGTAATCATGATGATAAAGGGGGGCATAACGAATGCTTGAAAGTTTGAAAAATTCGTTGAGGATATCACATAACAAGCTAGATAGCGACATTATGTCAAACGTTGACGCCTGCATGGAGGATCTAAAGCGTGTGGGCGTGTTCGTTCCCTTTGACGCTGACGATTGCAGTGCAATTCTGAAAAAGGCTATCGAAAACTATGTCAAATGGCAGTATGATTTCAACGGCAAAGGTGAAGATTTCCGCAAGAACTACGAGCGCCTGCGAGACGCACTAAGTCTGAACGAGGACTACACGGAGGGAATTTAACGATGTTTAATGATGTTGTAAAAATCGCCAAAGCAAAGATAGTTTCGGACGAGATAGGAAATCAAGAAAAGGTCGTTGATTGGGAAAACGCCAAAGAGGTTTTCTGCCAAGTATCATCAATTTCACGTTCTGAATTTTACAGTGCCGCACAGGCAGGGTTTCAACCTACGCTGAAAATCAAAATGGCAGATTACTATGACTATGACGATGAAGATATGTTATTCTATAACGGTCGGGAATATCGTATCATACGCACATATGTCGCAGGAACAGCCATTGAACTGACGGCTGAACGTTTTGGCGGTGATTGCTGATGAAATCGGTTGAAATTGATGTCAGCAAACTGGCAAAACAGGTCGCTGATGACCTGAAAGAATATAGCGAAGAAACCGCAAAGATAGTTGACGGCTGTATTGACGAGGTTGCAGAACAATGTGTCGAAAAGCTGAAAACCACATCACCACGTCGCACAGGCGAGTATGCCGAAAGTTGGAAAGCCGAAACAGTATACGCTAAGTCGGGCAACAAACGTGTTGTTGTGCGTAACAAAAAATACTACTATCTGACACATCTGTTGGAGCACGGTCACGCAAAAAAAGGCGGTAAGGGCAGAGTAAAGGCATTTGTGCATATCAAACCTGTTGAAGACTATGCACAAAAGGCACTGCCTGAGTTGATAGAAACGAGGTTGAAGAAATGAATTTGACATTGGCTGATATACGTTCACGATTAACGGCTATCGACGAACTGAAAGACAAGGTCGCATACTATTCATCACGTGATGAAATGAAAACGCCATACTGTGTGTTCTATCGTGAAAGCACCATAGACAGCGGAGACGATATGCACCCCGCAAGCCTGCGAGAGCAGACGATAGTCATTGAATTGTACACTAGGAAAATCGACGTAGAATTAGAAACGGCTGTTGAGAAACAGTTTGCAGATTTTGATTTAGAAAAATCTGAAAGCTGGATTGAAGACAGCAAGGAATATCAGATAAGATATTCGTTTACCAATTATTTGAAATAAGGAGGAATTGAAATGGCTGAGACAAAGAAAGCCCCAAGCAATATTATTCTTGGAAGCGGTTATATCTACTATCAGGATTTCAGCGGTGAAACAGTACCTGATGTTGATACTATCTGCACCGAAGCCAATGTGCTGGGTTATATCCAGGGCGGCGCAACCCTGTCCTATAAGCCGACATTCTACACCGCAAGTGATGATGATGGCACACATCAGAAGACAATCATCACAGAGGAAGAGGCTACGCTGAAAACTGGTATCATGGTATTCAACGGCAATACCCTTGACGTTCTCTGCGATACCGCAAGAGTTACAGAAGATACCAGCAAGAAGCGCAGAACTGTCAAAATTGGCGGTCTGAAGAATATGCGTCGCAAGAGGTATGTTCTCTGCTTCCACCACGTTGACGCAGTTGACGGAGATATATGGGTCATGATCGTGGGTAACAATCGGAGCGGCATCGAACTGGCATTTGCAAAGGATAAGGAAAGCGTTATTGACGCAGAGTTCAAAGCACTGCCAAGCGACAGCGAAGGAACACTGATTACCTACATCGAAGAGGATAAGTCAATAAGTGCCACATAAGCAACACAAATACACAGCCTGCTGAGATTTTCAGTGGGCTGTTTTTTTGGAGGTATACAGAAAAATGCCAAAGACGTTGAATTTCAATAAAATGCAAAAACCTAGCCTGCGTATCGAGCTGGCTGATGAAAAGCATACCACGATTTTTGTTATGCCACCCACAAAGGGCGAGATTGAAGCGTTCGGGGAAATATCCGCAAAGCTTGGCGGCAACAAGTTGGACGAAGCAATTGAAATGTGCGCAAAGCTGATGTCACACAACAACGCAAAGATACCGATAACGGCTGAAACACTTGCTGATTGGGATATCTACGACATTCAAACATTCTACCGCACATATATCGACTATCTGCTGGAAATCAAAAATTCAAAAAACTAGCACTCCCCTACTATCCACCGCAGGATAGGGAGGGGGAAAAATATGAAATTTCCTCAACGTGGGAAAAACTGGTTGCGGACTATATGGGTATATCGCTATATGATGTTGATGATATGGACTACTATGATTATCTGCTGATACGTCGTGATGCTTTTATCGCACGGCTCAGGCAGAGTGAGAGCGGTCAGGAATATCTTGACAACGCATATAGGCTGACCCTGACGAAGCCTGACCGACAGGCTTTGAGAGAAAATTTCGGAAAGGGGGGAATGATAGGTGGCAAAAAGTAGCATAAAAGGTATTACTATCAAAATAGGCGGTGACACCACAGGTCTTGACAAGGCACTGAAAGAAACGAACAAGAAGAGCCGTGAGCTGGAGAGCGAATTGAAAGCGGTCGATAAAGCCCTGAAGCTAGACCCGAACAACGTCACGCTGGTAAAACAAAAACAAGACCTGCTGAAAGACAGTATCAAGGAAACAAAATCCAAGTTGGACGTGCTGAAAGAAGCGCAATCGCAGGTCACAGCACAGTATAAAAAGGGCGAGATAGACGCAGGACAGTATCGTGCGTTTCAGCGTGAGTTGGAAACGACAAAGTCAAAGCTGTCAAGTCTGAAAGATGAAAAGAAAAATGTCAATGCTATCGGCACAGCGTTCAAAGAAGCCAAAGACAAGGTCGAACCTGTCATAAAAAAGGTTGAAAAAGTCGGTTCTGCCATAGGCGGTGCGACAAGCAAAGCCGTAAAATTCACGGCAACGCTAGGCAAGATAGACACGGCTATGATAGGCAAGGCGGCTGATGGGTTCAAAAAATACACGCAGACCATAGGTGTTGGTCTTGCAGCTGTAACAACGGCACTTGCGGCAAACGTTGAAGCAAGCCGTGAGTGGAACAGCGATATGACCAAACTGAAAACAAACGCCGAAACCAGCGGCAACAATTTTGATTTTATGAAATCAAAAATGCAAGATTTGATAGCTATCACGGGCGAATCCGATTCGAGCATTGAAGCGTTATCAAACCTTATGGCTGTTGGTTTCAGCGATGAACAAATGACGCCTGCTATAAATGCACTCAGCGGAGCGGTTGAAAAATTCCCTGATACCTTGAAAATTGAGAGCCTTTCAGACAGCTTGCAGGAAACCCTTGCCACAGGTGCTGCGACAGGTCAGTTTTCAGAGCTTATCGGGCGTATGGGTGATAGCGTTGACGATTTTAATGCGGGTCTACAGAACTGCACGTCAGAGGCAGAACGTCAGCAGTATGCCCTAGACTGGTTGGCAAATTCGGGTCTGTCGGAAATCAACGACGAATACCAATCTGCAAATAAATCAACGCTGGACTATGAACGTGCTAGTTTTGAATTGCAGGACGCCCTTGCGTCTTTGGGAACTGCGTTCACGCCTGTTATGGCTGGCGCAAAGGGAATGGCGGCAGATTTTCTGACAAAATCGTTGCCAGCTGTTCAGAAATTGTCAGGCGGTTTCACCAAACTGTTTGACGGCGTTTCTAGTTTGCTAGACGCATATGACAGTGGCGGTCTTGACGGCTTGACCGAACAAATCCCGATTGTTATATCTGGGCTGTTCAGTTCTGCGTCAGAAACGCTAGCTGAAAACGCACCTACACTAATCACAGCGGCAACCACAGTTTTAACATCTATTATTCAATCGCTAGCACAATCAGCCCCGTCACTAATCAACTCAATTCTGCCGTCACTGCTTAACGGCTTTTTTGGATTGATAAATGCACTGGTTTCAACTATTCCTACGCTAGTGCCTGAACTGGTGCAGGGCGCAATCACGCTGTTTTTAGGTCTGATTGACGGACTAAATGATGTTATCGGACAGTTAATGCCGATGTTACCTAGTTTGATAAAACAAATAACTGACACGCTGATTGAAAATCTGCCAGCAATTATCGAGGGCGGTTTCCAGCTATTAACAGGATTGATAACAGGTCTGACTAAATGTACGCCCGATTTGATTGACGCAATAATAGCGTTGATACCTGTTATAACAGATTCGTTGACCGAAAATCTGCCTGCGCTGGTCAAGGCAGGTATGGAATTGATAGTTGCGTTGGCAAAAGGCTTTCCGACTGCAATTCCTGCTATCATAGACGCACTGCCTGATATAATCAGCGCTATCATAGACGGATTCAAAGACGTTGACTGGCTGGATTTGGGTGCAAATATCCTCAAGGGCATTTTGAACGGTTTAGTTTCTGCCGTCAGCGGAATTTGGAGCGTAGTGGAAGACGTAGGCAGTGCCATTATAGACGGATTTTGCGATTTCTTCGATATCCATTCGCCTTCAAGGGTCATGGCGAAAAAGGTCGGTCAGTATCTGCCGTCAGGAATTGCGGTCGGTATGGAAGACACTGCAGACGAACCAGTTGACGAGGCACAGGCTATCGTTGACAGCGTTGCAGGTGTATCGGCTGAAATGGATCCTGTCATGATAGGCAGACAGACCGCAAGAAAAACGGCTGACAAAATATCAACCGAAGCCGACAGCACCACACAACACGGCAAGAACGGTGATTTGACAGTGGTTATGAACATCGACGGAAAACGTTTCGCCACAGTGACAGCGCCATACATGGACGTTGCTATGGCTGAAAAAATCAATCTAAATGCTAGGAGGGTGGCTGACAATGTCTAGTATAACGATAAATGGTAAAAATTCCTATACCGATTTTGGAGCGTTGCTGACATCACGCAGTACACCGCCGCCAAGTATCAGGGATATATCGGCTACTATACCATACCGCAATGGCGACATATGTTTCACATATCAGAATGGCGGTAAACCTACCTATGATACACGGACGCTGACGTATAAATTCGTGTTTATGGGCTGTCCGAAAACCGCCCTGCGGAAAACAGTGGCAGATTTCGAGAACTGGATTTTGTCGGCTGGCGAATGTGACCTGTATGACGATGCCGAAATTTACCATTATAAGGTAAGAGCAATTAGCTGCGCTGAAATTGAAAAAGGTTATCATGTTGAGGTAACGGCAACGTTCAAAGCACAGCCGTACAAGATATCTGATGATTTTTCTGACAAGGGATTTGACAATTTCAGTTTTGAAAACGACTATCTAAATCTTACGGGCATGACACTGACGGCTATTGAAATGGCTCCACACGCCCCTATGGGCGTTCTAAAAGTCTATTTGTATTCGGACGTACCGATAAAACCACGTCTGATATATAGGCGGTCTGTTGATGATATCGACAAGGTAGGATTCACACATTTTCAAAACAACAACGTTGATATTTCTGAAAAAGTGTACAGACCGACAGAAAAACCATTCGATATGGACGAACTAATTTTACAACCAGGTTTGAATACTTTGTCAGCGTATGGCTTCGGGTCGCTCACGCTGAATCTACATGAGGAGGTGTTATAAATGCATACTGTCACTATCACAAACGGCACAGAAAAAACCACGATACATAGTGATAACCTTGACCGCATTTCGGGTGGAAAAATCGTCAAGGCTGTCAATGCCGTTGACAGTTTTACGTTTACCATATACCCTGACAATGCAGGATATGACAAACTGAAACCACTGACAACATCGGTCACTGTCACGGACGACAACACAGGCAAAAACGTTTTTATCGGACGTGTGCTGAAATGTCCTGACAGCATGGACGAGCAAGGTCTGATTTGCAAAACTGTTACCTGCGAGGGGCGTTTAGGTTGGCTATATGACAGCGTTCAGCCATATATTGAATACAAAATGGTAGGCGTTCGTACAGTACTAGCGTCATTCATTTCCAAACACAATGCGCAGGTCGGTGACGACAAACACATATCGGTCGGGCAGGTCACTGTAACGGCTGAAAATAATTACACATATTCTGTCAACTGGGTATCGACTATGGACGCAATATCTGAACAACTGGTCGGAAAATTCGGCGGTGAAATACAGCTGAGAGACCAAGACGGCAAAGTGTATATAGACTATCTGGAACATATCGGACACGGCACAGACACAAAAATAGAACTGGCAGTAAATCTCAAAACTATCAGCCGTGAAGTGGACGAAACGAGCGTTATTACACGGCTATATCCACTGGGTGCAAAGCTGACCGATAGCGAGAAAAGGCTGACGATTGGCACTGTGAACAGTGGCAAAGACTACATAGAAGACAGTGCGTTGGTCGCTAAGTATGGCGTAATCAGCGGTACACAAACGTGGGACGACGTAACACAGGCGTCAATTTTGAAGACAAAAGCTACAGCATTCCTGAAAAGTGCAAACAAAGCCAAAAAGCAGTATAAAATAACTGCGGTTGATTTGTCAACAATTGACATGAATTTTGAACAGTTTGAGCTAGGTTGCTGGTATCGTGTGGTCAACCCTCTTATGGGAATTGACGAAGATTTACGCATAATCGGCATTACTATCAACCTTGACAACCCTGAGCAATCCGAGTTGACATTTGGTGACAAATTTGAGACCATGACAGGATTTATGACCGCCAAAACAAAGAGCCTGCAGACCGCTATTGATGATAGCGAATTCAGAAATCGTCAGGTGATAGACAGCAAAATTGAAAATGCCACAAAACTGATTACGGGCGCAGAGGGCGGACACGTCATTCTTGACCCGTCAGAAAAGCCAGAGCGCATTCTGATTATGGATACGGCTGATATAAATACCTGTAAATCCTGCATTCAGCTGAACAAAAACGGACTAGGTTTTTGGAAATCGTCCGACGGCGGTTCTGCAAAAGACGGACCGTACACAAATGCGTGGACTATCGACGGAAATTTGGTGGCTAGTTTTATAACCGCCCTGACCCTGACAGGGTTGAAAATCAACAACGGCAGCGGAACGTTCAAGGTGGACGAGAACGGTAACGTTATCGCCAATAGGCTGTCGTCGAAATCGGCAACTATCACAGGCGGAACGATAAATATAAAAACGTCTAGCCAGAATACCAGTGTAATTCAGTTATCCCATAACGAATGGACGCTGAAAGTCAGTCCGCTGGAGATACGCATTGACAACAGCACAATCGGCGGTCATATCGTCCTGCAGGCTGGTGCTATGTCAGGCTACTGGAATGACGAACTGAAATTTTCGTTGGACACAAACAGTGGTAACATATCAACATATACGGACAACGGCAAAAAGGTGTTTACGGTTGATACTAATAACAGGGCAATGTATCTGTACAACGAAAATGAAAAAACCGCAGTGCAGTGCTACGGCAAAACAGGTGATATCATGTGTAACAGCGTTACCACGAAAAACCACACACTAGACTAGGAGGGATAAAATGGCAAATAACGTTGATTTGGCAGCAGCAATCGAAACTGTCAGAAACGCATTTTACGGCCGTGATGTTCGTCAGGCGTTGGTTGACGCACTGACGGCAACAGAGCAGGCAGTAAATGACCTGAATCAGAATAAAATCAAAAGCGGCACGATTGAATACACGTTGGAAAAGGCAGCTTCAAGCGTGCAGATACCGTTGAATTTGGATTTTGTGCCAAAGCAGATATGTGTGTCGCTGAGGGATATCGGCACACCTAGCCCATTTCAGAACTACTGCACCCATGTGCAGGTGTACAAGGGCGCATATTTTGCAGTAATCTGCATGGGTCCTAGCAATGGCGCAACTACTGTCAACGTGCCTGCAGGAACGTATAGCATTGACTACATAGCAATCGTATAGGGGGTGCAGAAATGGTAATCAGACTAGACGAAAATTACAACGCAATGACATCAACCGCCCTTTTGGGCTACATTGGTGAAACTAATGCCCGTCCTGTATCGGTCGAGGGCATGGAGATAGACGGAGCAGACCGCTATGTGCTGACTATCGACTACGGCGACGGCGTTCAGTATGAGGTTGATATCACAGGCGGACAGTGGACGCCAACAGCAGATATACTGCGTTCAGCGCAGACAGTATCGTGCCAGATAGCGGCGAAGAAGCTGTCAGGTGATGAATATGTGCTGGTGAAGAAGTCACGCATATTCCGCCTGAGAATAGGTGCGGCTATAGGAGATAATGCAGTACCGTCGCCTGATGTGGCTATGGACGCACTAGACCGCATAGACGCCATAGGCAGACAGGTGCACGCAGATATGCAGACAGCCGTCACCGCCGCAGATACAGCGACAACAGCGGCTGAAAATGCAAAAAAATCTGCCACAAACGCAGAGAAATCAGCCGATACGGCAGAACAGGCGGCAAGCCGTGCGGAAACCGCACAGGCATCTGCAGAAACGTCCGCAACGCAGGCAGAAGCCGCTATGCAGGGCGCAGAAACCGCATGTCAGCAGGCGGTCACTGCACAGAACGCCGCAAAGGTATCCGCAGCCCAGGCATCAACGGCAGCACAACAGACCACAGCCGACAAGAACATAACAGCAGGCTACGCTAAAACTGCCAAGACCAATGCTGACAGCACTGCAGCAGACAGACAGGCGGTGCAGACGTTGGCAGAACAGGTGACAGCCGACAAGGCTACAGTGGTAGAAAACGCCGCTAAGGTAGCAGAAGACAAAACAGCCATTGATGAGGCTAAAACAGATATTGATGCTAAATATATAGAGATATCTAATACTGCTACAAAGTTAGATACTGAATATAATAATTTAACTTCTAATTATTATACTAAAGAATTAGCCGATAGTACATTTGCAACTAAAACAGAAATTAATAATACAAATAGTAATGTTAGTCAGCTAAAGGAAGACATAGATGATTTGTTGACTAATGTTAAATCAAAAAATCTTCTTGATAAGACAAAGGTTACAACTTCTCCGTACAACTATATCAATCCGAATGGAAACACAGAAACGTATGGAAATAATTTTGTCACAGATTATATTCCAGTTGAATCTGGCAAAGTTGTTACTTTATCTCGTTATTTGGTATCTTCTGGTAAATTCATACAGAGCAGTTATGTATCAATTTGCATGTTTGATGCAGATAAAAACGTAAAAAGCGGTGGAGACTACAATAAGACTACTTGTACTATTCCAAACGGTGTAGCATTCGTTAGGATTACACTTAATAAGTCCTATTTTTTAGATGTTGATTCGATGGTCGAACTGACTGATGATGGCGCACCTACTATATACGAACCTTATTTAAGTGCATCAAAAAAGTTAACAGATGAAATAATTGAAAGTAGCAAAATCGCTACTATTAAATATGTTGACAGTAAAAAATACACAATGTCATTGCTGACTGACAACATCGGATGTTCATTGCCAAAAAGTGAATATTTTATGACTGTTGGAATTGAAGAAAGTTGGTATACAGATAGCTTTGCAACCCCTAAAGGATTTTTTGTAAACATGTACAGCGGTTCACAGGCAGACAGACATGACGGAAAATATACGTTTTCTAATGTCTCTTCATATTATGGTAACAACGCATATTTGTGGAATCTGTACGACATGCTATTGAATCTCGTGAAGAATGAAGCGAACACAGGAACTGGATATGCAAGGAATTGCAAATCATTAAACCTTCAGGATTGCTCGCTTCTTTGCATTGGAGATAGCACGGTAGACCATGATGTTATGACCGCAAAAATCAAATCTTTCTTTACAGAAAATGGCAAAACCGTTACACTTCTTGGCACTCTGGGGGATGGAAAAGGAACTGGAAACAATAACGAAGGTCGTGCGGGATGGACTACATCTGATTACTTCACAAACAAAACATATGACGGTGTTGTTAATCCATTTTATAATCCATCTTCACAGACGTTTGATTTTGCTTACTACATGAGAAATCATAACTATTCGTCTGTTGATTTTGTAGCAATTCAGCTTGGCGTCAATGATTTGTATAATTTTGATGATACGAAAATCATACCTACATGGGAAAACATCAAAGCTATGATTGATAGCATTCATGCGTTTAATCCATCGGTGAAAGTTATCTTGAATCTTCCAACGACTCCTAACGCTGACCAGTCGAAGCACTCTGTATTTGAGCCTTTGTACAGAAATAGGGTTGTTAGATATTGCGATTATGCTACGACAAAAGCGAAAGAACTGTATCCTACTACAAGAGTTAGAGTTTCATATAACCATCTTATTTTGAATCCAGATACTGACATAAGGGATAACGTTCACCCTACAAATGGAGGGTATGAGAAAATGGGTCTTGAGGTATGCAATCAGATTAACTGCTGGCAGAATTCTTAATTAACTAAAGAGGGCTATAATAAACTAATGTTATTCTAAAAATATGGTGGAGAAGCTAGGGTTATCCACCGAAGATTTTGAAAAACCTACAGTGACCGAGCAGGACAAAATGATGGCACAAGTGCTATACACAGCTGCTATGACAGGCACACTGATTGAGGAGGACAAGGAAGATGTATAAGAAAGTCAAACGTTTGTACGATTTAGGGTTGTACACCGCTGAACAGGTCAAGGACTTTGCTGACAGGGGGAAGATAACCCCTGAGCAGTACGAGGAAATCACAGGAGAGAAGTATGAAAGCGAGGTAGTGAAGTGAAATACATAATCATGCTGATAATCGTGATAGGTCTTGCACTGGCTGATTTTGCCACAGGCTGGATAAAAGCCTATTGCAAAGGCGACGTCCGTTCATCGAAAATGCGCAAGGGTGGTCTGAACAAACTAGCCGAAATAGTTGTCATGGGCGTGGCTATCGGTTCGGAAATAGGTTTTGAACAGCTAGGTCACTACTACGGACACAGCGAGCTGGCAGGCATTGCAGGCACTATAACTGCACTAGTTGTTTTCGGATATATTTTTGCCATGGAGATAGTTTCCATACTGGAAAACTATGGTGAAATAAATCCACAGGCGCACTGGATAAACAAGATTGTGGAAAAATTCGGAGTTTTTAAAGATAAGGAGGACTAACTATGGCAATGACATTTGACGAGTTCGTAAAAAAGTACAAAGGCAAGGGCATTGATTTTGACAAAGCATATAATGTACAGTGCTTTGACCTGGCAAACCAGTACAACCGTGATGTTATCGGCTGCGGTATGTTCACAGGTCTGTATGCTAGGCAGATTTACGAAGATTTCGACAGGCAGGCGGTCAAGGGCTATTTTACCAGAATAAAGAACACTCTGTCGTTTGTGCCGAAAAAGGGTGACATCGTGGTATGGGGCGGCAGTTTGAACGGCGGTATCGGTCACGTTGCCATAGCCACAGGCGAAGGCAACACAAAATATTTCTACAGCTACGATCAGAACTGGACAGGCAGGAACGATCCATGTACAAAAATCAAACACAATTACAACCATGTTCTTGGCGTTCTGCGTCCGAAAAATCAGAACGCTATCAATCCGCCCGCACTTGACGCCAAGGGCTATAAGAAAGGCGCAAGCACAGACGGGTCGTATGCCCTGAAACAGTTGCTAATCCTTGATGGTGCAAAGCTGGACGATAATGCCGTCATTGGCAAGGGCACTGTATCCGCTATCAACGCACGGCTGAAAGCGTGGGGCTACAAGCAGAACGGCATTGCAGGCAAGAAATTCATCAAGAAACTGCGTGAAAAAATCAAGAAATAGTCGCATAAAATTCTCATAAATTCCTCATAAATTTAGCCGTCAGAGCGTTTGCCCTGGCGGCTTTTTTTATTGCGATACGCAGTTATTGCAGAACCTTGTGAACGGTACTGATATCTCCGTCGTCACGTTCAGCGTTTACAAAAATCGTATTCAGCCATTTCACCTTATAGCCGTTGTTGGTATGGTATCCGTGAAAATGCGCACGTCTGATGTGCGGTGCTTTCGGTGCGCTGTGACCTTGTGCACTGTGCTGGTAGCTGACACTGCTTTCAGCCTGTCTGTGCTTGCGCACAGCAATTCCTATGCGGTATCCTACATTTGCTACGGCTGATTTTTGGGGCTGTGCAGACGGCTTCTGTGGATGTTGTGCGGCGGTCTCCTTCTGTGCCTGTCGTTTCGTGACAGGTGTGATTTCAGCGTTTACGGCTGATAGGTAGACAATGAACTGCAATTTTTCGGCTATGTCGCATATCATTGCCTTAGTGCCTGCCTTGTCTTTTTTGGCATAGCTGCCTAGAATTTTATATATCAGTTCTTCAACTGTCATATCATACTGCAATTCTATAGCGATTGATTCCGAATAGTAGTCTTTTTCAGCATCGTCAAAAAAATATTCTGTCATTGTCATTCGGTCGCCCTGCAAATCGAAGAAAAACCCCACGCTATTTTTGTATTTTCGCTGGACATAAAAACAGTTACACGGCAATTGTTTGAAAACGTCTGCGCTGATTTTCAAATCGGCTGTGCCTTGACCGCTGAGCAAATCTGCAAAATCATCATCAAATAGATACACTTGCCGTCCACTATAGTACCAGTTTGTCATATTTTTTATAGCCCCCAGCTTGTCTAAAAAATCATCTGACATTATCGTTTGTTCGGTCAGCTTGGCGGCTTCGTCTAGTGTCTTCTTACCGATTTTGATATAGTCACGCATCAGCTGACCGCTGACATAGTCCACTATATCGGTATCGGTTGCGATATGTCCTATGGCTTTTATGGTTTCTATGTTGGCTGCTACTACTTTGTCTGGCAGCAATTCGTATTTTTGTTTTGCCATGTCATTTTACCCTGATGTTTATGCGGTCGATATTTACATTTGTTGCTTCTATGCCGTGCTTTTTCAGTTCTCGTTCGATTGTAACCGAATTTTTTGGACCGGTAAGTCTGATCTGTCTGCAAATATAGTGCTTCTCACACTTTTCACCATAGTTCTTACCTTTGACAACCTCAAATTCATCCGAAATATCATCATCGGTCAGCCCTAGTTTTTCAACTAGCACCTTCCAATCCTCTGGATTGATAGGGTCGAGGACTTTGACTTCCACGCCGTCACGTGGTGCCATTTTATATATCCAGTATGCTTTTTTGTCAAATTCCACTGCGCTTCGTGGGACATTGACATTTCCACGTGGTATCAGATATTTTGATACATCATTGACGTTTGAAAAATCAATCATGTTCAGCTGATATGTGCGGTTCTTGATTTTTACCAGCAAATAGTTGCCTTCGGGGCTATACAGCCCATCAACTATCAATCGCTTTTCGCCGTTGATCTCCTCAAATTCAAAACTATCGGCTTCCAGCAAATCTTCTGGTTTGCAGTCTAGTGCCGTGCATAGACGTCCCAGTGTGCTCGCCTGGATAAAATTGATATCCTGCGCACCGCTTTCCAGACGGCAGATATAGCTTCTAACAGAACCTATCCTCTTTGCCAGCTCATCTTGTGTCATGCCTCTTGCTTCTCTCATGTTTTTCAAATTACTCATGTTATCAGTTCCTTTCAGATTTATTTTGCTTTCCAGCCGACGCCCTTTCGGGCGTTTCGTATCAATTTTCAGATACTCGTCAGGGCTGTTTATGCGATATGTTCTGCGCACATTCTTTCGGCTGCCGCCTTGATGTTCTTCATAGTGGCTTCCCCGTCCCATTCCAAGTAAGCGATATTCTTATCTTCGTAGTTGACCCAAGAGTCACATGTTAATTCGTCACACCATACATAACCTGTTGAGCAATCAACCATCAACACACCCATTGTTGAACGATAGAAGCCGCCCTCATTAGCTCTCTTAAAAGTTCCTACTGCTTTTTTTACGCCTGTGATTTTCATGATTTTGTACCTCCGAAAATTAATTTTTGATTTCAGGTCTCATCTCTTGCCTGTGATTATAGTATACCATGTTATCTAGCAAATGTCAAGTAGTTAGATAACAAAAATATAGATAACATTGAATTTTGTAGGATTGCACAAATATAGACTTGCCTTTTGTGCATATTTTCAGAACAAAATTTCAGTGTGTGCAAAATTCTGTGTCATATTTCGTGTCATATATTTATCATTTTGAATGATATTTTATCATTTCTACGCATATTTTAGCATTTTAGGGCATAAAGAAAACCGCCTATCTACGTCATTTGACGCAAACAAACGGTTTTTTACTGGTCGAGGTGACGGGACTTGAACCCACGGCAAAAGTTATTCAAACTACGTTTTTACGCTGTTTTATATTTTTCATGTCACATTTCGTGTCATATATGTCCTGAAAATAGTTATCAATGGTTTGGTCAATACGCTGGCGGTCTGTGTCAAACGTTTGCTGATATACCGATTTCAATGTGCTGGTGTTGCTCCAGCCGCCACGTTCCATAGCGTATACATCAGGAACATTTAGTTTCGCCATAACGCTGGCGTTGATGTGGCGTAGATCGTGAAATGTGATCTGATAGCCTGCCGATCGCATTGCTTTGACGAAACGGCCGTACACCTGTTTTCGGGTGTAGGTCACAACATAATCATCGGGTTGCAGGTTTAGGCTGTCTATTAGATTTACTATCGGCTGCCCTAGCCGTAGCTGTCGGCGACTGTTGTAGGTCTTAGCCTGCTCTTTGTCAATTATTTCCTTACCAACTGTGACACGCACCTGCGACAGTGTCAACACATCACCGCATAGGTCCTTGCGGCGGATACCCAGTATTTCCGACATACGCATACCGCCCCATACAGCCAACAGCACAGGGATTTCTATATCTGACCCACGGAACAGGCCCACTACGGTTTCAACATCAGGCAGAATTTTAAATTTTTTTGTTTTGGGTGGCAAACGAATTTTTCCTAACCGTATATCCACGTCATAGTATGACATAACAGCTGTAAAAAAACCATAGATGTTATGAACAGTTTTCGGCGATTTTTCAACGGTCAAACCGTTTACCCAGTCCTGCACTAGCTGCGGCGTAACCTCATCAATTGGAATATCTTTCAACCTGTCAACATTGTTACGCAGGATAGTCTGATAGCCGTGTATCGTGGTGGGTGATAGCACAGGCGTTTTTATTTTGATATATTCTTCAGCTGCGGTCTGGAATGTTATTTGCTGGTTTTCTTCGTCCTGACATTTTATCAGCCATTCCGCCGCCGCAAGCTCGGCGGCTTTTTTCGTTTCGGCCGTGAAAGATTTGTATTTACCGGTGTTTTTATCGTACACTCTCACACGATAACTTCCGCTTGGTAATTTCTTCGCTGTTGCCATGTAAAATTCCTCCTATTATCTTGACAATGTTTTCAATTTATGATAGAATAATAGGGTACTTCCTACTATTATAGTATCATCTCTTGCTAGGTCGGTTGTACACGCCCTCACAGGTCGCTCTGTGGGGGCTTTTTTGTTGTGCGGTATTGTTTATCCGCCGCACACCTTGCAAGGCTTGTAGCCTGCGTTCTGGGCGTCCTGCAGGGTCATTGGTGTGCAGGTATCATCATAGTATCTGCAGTATTTGTTATGATACTTGTCGCCCGAAGCCGTGATATATACAATTGTTTCTGCTGGGTCCTGCGTGGTAGTTGTCGCAGGGATTGCTTCGGTGGTGGTTGTCGTCGTCGTGGTAGTAGTTGTTGTCGTGGTGGTAGTAGTGACTTTTTCACCCATATCCACTGTGATTGTGATAGGGTCTGATGTCACACCGTCATATGTGGCGGTCACGTCCGCAAAGCCGTCTTTCAGGGGTTTCACATCATAGGTGACATATGCACCGCTATCATCATATTCTAACTGACAAACGTCAGGATTGCTGATTTCAATTTTTATATCTTTCGGATCAACGCCCTCTGCGTCGGTTTCACCTGTGATTCGCAAATAGATTATGTGGCTATAGTCACGATTATAATCGTTCAGTGCGATAGAATAGTTGTCATTAGTCCATTCAACCTTTGTCGGCCGCCTATAGCCGAATAGGTGCGCTATTCCGTAGACTATAACTGATATAGCACAGAAAATGATTATTACCAGCAGGCAACCGCCCTTTGACGTGCCACTTGCTTTGCGGCCGTGAGACCTACGGCTGGACGATTTCCTGCCGCCAGATGTTGATACATATGACAGCCCTGTGCCTGGTATACCGACAGACTTTGTGCGCCGTCCTGAACTGTTGACACTGTATCGTGCGCCCTTTCCGCCGACACTCATGCCGACAGATTTTTTGCCGATGTTTAATCTTGCACCGCCGCCAAGTTTGATTGATTTTCTAAAACGGAATCCCATGTTTTCTACCCCTTTTCTTATAATCACGGCTCCTGTGGGCATACTAGCCACAGAGGTGATTATATATGATATACGAAACACATCTGCGTGATATACGTCGCACACAACGTTTGACACTGCGCCAGCTATCCGAACTGTCAGGCGTTAGTTTTTCTGAAATTGACCAGATAGAACGCTATAACGTTGACCCACGCATTTCAACGGCTGTGCTATTGGCAAAATCGCTAAAATGCGGTCTTGACGATTTGTTCAGTTTTAACAAATAATGTTCGATATTATAAACACGCTTGCATTTTATGTCATAAAAATGCTACAATTTACACATAGCCTATATATAGTGTGTTTCATATATATAATAGCATTTTAACGCATATTTTGCAATACCTTTTTGACATTTTTTTATTTTAGTCCGATTTTTCGGACAGTACATAAAAGGGGTATTGACAGCCGTGATTACATGGTATATAATAGGCTTATCGAACATACGTTTTATAAATCATAGGAGGAGTACATATGACGGAAGAAGAACGAACAGAATTTGAAAAAAGACTAGCCCACAAGATTTACATACTACAGCACCCCGAATTGTGGGAAAAAATAAGAGCAGAAAAAGAAAAGAGCTGCTTAAAGCAGCCCTCTCTTGAATAGGAGAAAATCGACATATTTGTCAAGGTCTTTGATTTCGCTATCTTCAAGAACCTTTAATGCGTCGATAATCTTGGCTTCCTCGTCACTTTGTGGTGGCGGGGAATTTTTTTCGCCCTCGTTTCCGCAAAGATAATCGAGAGACACGCCAAAGTATGCTGAGATCTTCAAAAGTGTCATTGCTGACGGCTCTCTCTCATCACGTTCGTAGTTGCAGTAGGTTGTTTTCGGCAAGCCTAAGGCTTTTGCAACTTCCTCTTGTGTGAGGTTTTTCGCCATTCTCAGTTTTTTTAGGCGGTTGTCAAACATTCTTATCACCTCCTACTATATATATTATATACCCATTATGGGAATTTGTCAATGAAAATAGGGCACATTATTTTCAAAATGAGTATTTTGTACAAAAATATAATCTCAAATTTGTACATATTTGTACCCAATTTGGGGTTGACAAATTCCCAAAATGAGTATATAATGATAATGTACTCAAAACGAGTATGAGAATTCAAAATGAAAACGGAGGTGTAACAAATGGCTGAAAAGACAACGATATTTGACAACATCAATGGTGAACTGAGACGCAGACATCTCACCCAGCAGGACCTTGCGAAGACTATCGAAATAGACCGCAGAACATGGTCTAAATGGCAGGATAAAAACGATATGCCAGCGTCGGTGCTTCTGCAGATAGCCAAATGGCTGAACGTTACGCTGGACTATCTTACCCGTGATGTTCATGCAGAATAGTGGAGGTGAAAACAATGCCAGCGAAAAAAACGACCGCCAATGACGTGATATCAAAAAGGCTGAGGTCTATCAGAACCAATAATGATATCACGCAGGCAAAAATTGCAAAACGGCTGAGCATGACACAGACAGCCGTAAGCAGGTGGGAACGGCAGTTCGGCACCATGAATGCTGAACAAATCGTAACGTACTGCAAGATAATCGGGGCGAACCCCGAAGAAATCTTTGCAGAGTATTGCAAGGAAAGGAGTGGAAGAAGATGAACGAGATGATAGCAACGCTGGAGATCATCAGATTCGTGGCTGCAATAGCACTGTGTGTGGCGCTATTCGCACTGGCGGTATATGGACTATATCGAAATGTTAAAGAAACCGCCGAAACCGCAATCCGTGAGGAACTGGAGAAGGCAATGAAGGAAACTGCAAGACCCATAGTCAAGGTCGAGATACAGACGAAAGGTAAGTGGTAAAGTGTCAGAGGGTATGTTTATAGCCGCAATAATTGGCGCAACAATCGTGGTTCTGGCGGTTTTCTACGCTGTGATATTATTCATAGCATGTATCATAGACCAGCACAAATGGGAGCATGAATGCAGCGATGAATGGCACTGAGTGGCAATGGCTTAGCTCTGGATAGCATAAGCTACGGCAAAGCGAACCTGTGAACGGCTGCGAAGTGCGAAGGTGTTGATTTGGACAGCAACGCAACGGCCTAGCGTCGATAAGCAACGGCACAGCATTGATTGACATAGATTCGCAACGGCTAGGTATGCACAGCACCGTTTTGATAGGCAAAGGCGAAGCTAAACTGAGTTTCGATAAGCAAAGGTGAGGCAAAGTTTTGACACGCAACGAGAGGCAAAGGCATAGCAGGGCTCAGATTGGCGGTGCCATGCAAAGGAAATGCAATTCGTGGAAACGCAATTCGATGAAACGCAATGGCCTGGCAAATGATTGCGTAGCTATGGCATTGCGAAGCATAGAGGCGCAAGGGCCTAGCAAAGATTTGTCACGCAAAGGAAAAAATTTTAACATTTAACGGAGGTCAAAAAAATGGAAAACATGAAAAAAATCAAAGTAAAACTAACATTCACGGAAGAAATTCTGGGAACGGCAAACGCAACAACCACAATCCACGACGAATACATAGCGTCAAAAGCACCCGACGCAAAGAGCCGTGAAGAAGAGATAGCCGCACTTGGTGTAGCGGAAGTGGTCGAAAAATCTATGACGATATTCCCGACACTGGAAGACGGCACACCATTCTTGTGGGATTATCAGGTCAAGGGATTTTTCAAGGACGCTTGCGGTGTTCTGAAAAAGGTATCAGGCACGGCTAGTTCAAAAATCAAAGCGTACAAGAAAGAGATTGACGGACTTGTTTTCATTGAGGAAAGAAAAATACCATACGAATTCAAGGGCGGTATGGGCGAGTGTCAGAGACCGCTCAGAGCAAGCACACCGCAGGGCGAACGTGTTGCACTGGCGCACTCTGAAACAGTGCCTGCAGGAGCGACGGTTGAATTCACAATCATTATATTAAAAGACGATATGGAAACAGCCGTGCGTGAGTGGTTGGATTACGGCAGGCTGAGAGGAATCGGTCAATGGAGAAACAGCGGCAAGGGAAGATTTGAGTGGGAGGAAGAAGAATGCTAACGAGAGATGAAATAATTCTTGCAGCAGAATGCTGTATAGCAGGCAACTGTGGAGCTTGTCCGTTTATAAATAGAGGTAATTGCATTACTGATTTTATGAAGAATGTTCTTGAATGCATAAAAAACGAGCCTGCACCTGCGGCAACAGGCACAAGCTCGGAGGTATCAAAAGATACCGATAACATACGCCTTAACGATAGCACACTTCTTGACATTTGTCAAGAGGAGCTAAAGGCAATAACAGTAATAGCCCTTAATGACTACCCAAACGGGTATCTGACGGGATATATCGTAGCCTTAAAGAAAAATATCGAGAGGCTGAGAGGCGAGCAGAGTGACTAACTATTCTTGCCTTGACTGCAAGCACCTGAAAGGCTGCTGGGAAAGTAGCAGGCTTTATCCATGCAGATACTTTCAGCTAGCAGAACCAGCGATATTGGAAAGGAGAGGTCGAAAGCATGACAGTAAAAGAAAGGCTTGACGATATGGTCGTCATGGCATTAACGGAACTTAAAATGAAAGAAACGCAAGAGTATGGGACTGTCACCGAAGGCGTTTACCCTATGATGACAAGTGACGCTTTGCCGTCTGATTATGCCACGACAAACGTTCAGATTTTCACACCTGACATTTGGGCGGTGGCAAAAGAGGTCGGTGCTGAGGTAATTAATAGTGAATACGGAATGTATTTCTTCATGTATAGGGGTATCGCATTTTTCTGCTATAAAAGGAGGGCGGTTTAATGCGTTACACAGCTAATGATTGCGTCGGCTGTCCTGACGGGTGCAGATGTTGTGGAAGAGACCGCAATTACACAGTGGTCGAATGTGACAAATGCAGAGAACAGTTAGACCTTGCGAATGAAAATGTTTTCTGCTATGAGGGCAAAGACTACTGCAAAGACTGCTTTCGTGAGATCCTGATTGAAGAAATCAATCAGGACGACGATATTTCAATCTATGAACTTGCCGAGCTGGCAGGAGCTGAATATGACGAGGAGGACCTGAACCTGTTATGAGTGCTAGTTTTGACAACGGCGTTCAGAAATATGTCAGGGGCTATGCGGTAGTTGAAACTGCATTCCCCGTTGACAACAAGGGTGTGACATACGCCGCCTGCAAGTATTGCAGATTTTTCAGCCGTCGGTCAGGACGGTGCAATCTGACCGACGAAATCGTATTTTTACCAGACACGTTCGTGGGTGCTCAATGCCCACTGGAAATCAAAGAGGAGGAATAAAACATGGGACTACCTGTTCTAATTGAGGGAGAAAGTGGCAGTGGTAAGAGCCGTTCCCTCAAAAATTTCAAGCCAGGCGAGATAAGCATTTTCAACGTCGCTGGCAAGCCGTTGCCGTTCAAGAACAATGGTCTTGCGACGCTTTCGGTGGCAAAATTTGTCAAGGCAAACAAAGGCAAGAGCCGTTATGATGTTATCAAGGCGGCTATGTTTCAATCGAAATCAAAGGCATTTGCCATTGATGATAGCCAGTACCTAATGGCTTTTGATAGTTTCGACAAGGCAAAAGAACTAGGGTACGGAAAGTTCACTGATATGGCGGTCAGTTTTGAACGGCTGATAGAATTTGTTATAAATGACCTGCCGTCAGACGTTATCGTGTATTTTCTACACCACGTCGAACTAACCGACGGGGGCAAGTACAAAGCAAAAACTATTGGCAAGATGCTAGACAATCAGTTGACAGTCGAAGGGCTGTTTTCAATCGTGCTGTTCTGCACGGCTGACGAAAATCATCACTATTTCATCACACAATCCAGGGGAATTTCAACTGCAAAATCACCCGAAGATATGTTCGACGATGAAATTGAAAACGATTTGAAATTCGTAGACACCAAAATCAGAGAATATTGGAATTTAACTCCAAACAACACGGAAAGCGAGGAAAAGTAAATGATAGGAATTACAGGTTACAAACAGGCGGAAGCAACAAGTTTTTCAGAGCTGCCAAAGCTCCAGCCAGGTGGATATGTGGTAAAAATTCTCAACGTCAAGGTTGAACCCACTGACTGGGGCAGCAGGCTGGCAATTCAGTTTGACATCGCAGAGGGCGAATTCAAGGGCTTTTTCGACAAGCTGTACAAGGCAACGCCTGACGAGTGGGAAAACAAAAAATGGAAGGGTTCAATGCGTTTGAGCATACCGCATAACACAGGCGATGAGACCAAGTTCAAGAAGTCGCTGGGCTACTTCAAATCGCAGATACAGGCGTTTGAAAATTCAAATGCCAATCTACATATAGACTGCGAGCGTGACTGGGACGAGAACGTGTTGAAAGGCAAACTCGTCGGCGCTCTCTTCAACGAAAAAGAATGGGAAAAGGACGGTAAGACAGGCTGGTTTACACAGTGCAAACGCTTCGTGTCTGCGAACGATATCCGCAGTGGCAATTTCACCATTCCTAAACGTGAAGAGCTGAAAAACAAGCCGTCAACAGCCAGCAATGACAATTTTGATCCGAACGCTAATCTGTCTGATTTCGTTGAAATCAACGCAGGCGATGACACAGTACCATTCTGATGCACCCGATAGACATTGACGCCACACTTAAAACGTTCTCGGTTATCGTTGATAGCCGAGAGCAAAAGTGGGGGCATATCGAAAAGGCTCTGAAAGCCACAGAAACGCCATATACACAGCACAAGTTAAACTATGGCGATTATACTTGCGAAGCCGTAAAACCTAATAGCGAGCCTGTAAGCCTTGCTCAGAACGTTGTTATTGAGCGTAAGGCAAATTTGGACGAAATCGTGGGAAATTTCACGAAGGGGCGAGAGCGGTTTGACCGTGAATTTAAGCGGTCGATTGAAGACCATGCAAAAGTGTTTTTAATGGTTGAGGACGATAGATTATGGGAAAATATCCTGCTACACAACTACCGCAGTAAAATGCCACCAAAAGCACTACTGGCAACGTTCTGTTCATGGCAGGCACGATATAACATCACGATCATAGCGTGTCGGAAACAAGAGAGTGGCACGCTGATAAAGGCGATACTATACTACGCCTTGAGGGATTATCTTCAGAAATTGGGCGGTGATTAAATGTTGGAAAATGGATTTATAGTTTTACATAGAAAAATAGTGAACTGGGAGTGGTATAAAGACCCTGCAACGCGCATTGTTTTTGAACATTTAATTTTGACCGCCAATTATGAGGAAAAACGCTTCAAGGGCGAAGCTATTCACAGGGGGCAGAGGGTAGCAAGCTATGGCACACTAGCTAAAGAAACAGGGTTGTCGGTTCGCAACGTAAGAACTGCAATTCGTCACCTAATTTCGACAAACGAAGTGACAAGCAAAGCAACTAACAAATATAGCGTATTTACGATAGTAAACTATGATATGTACCAAGACAAGCGACAAACAAACCGACAAGCAAGTGACAAGCAAGTGACAAGCAACCGACAAACAACTGACAACAATGAAACAAAGATAACAAAGATAAACAAAGAAAAACAAATATATGCTGCTCCCGCAGCGCACACAAACGGCAGGCGGACGGACAATCCAGGCAGGACAGATTTTTGAGTGAGGTGAAAAAACATGGGATATACAATGCGTGATGATGATGTGGTCGGTCTGGCTGTGGCACTGAATGCAGAAACGCACCGCAAGGGACGTGAACTGTATTTCAAATACTGTCCGTACTGTAACGGGGGTGGTCATGACAAAGATACATTTTCTATAAATCTTGACACAGGAGCGTTCAAATGTTTTCGTAGCAGTTGTGGCATGACAGGTCACTTTGTGCAGCTGGCTAGGGATTTCAACTATCCACTGGAATTTGACGACGAGCAGAAAAAGAAATACCGCACGCTACCGCCTGTGAAGATAGTCACACGTGACAAGGCGGTTGAATACCTGCGGTCAAGGGGAATTTCGGAGATCACCACACGGAAATACAACATTACTGTCGGTGATAAACGTGACAATTTGCTGATGTTTCCGTTTTTCGATGAAAACAACGTGCTGACGTCAGTCAAGTATCGCAAGACAGATTTTGTCAAGGGTAGAGACAATCAAAAAGAGTGGTTTGAAAAAAACACAAAACCGATACTGTTCGGTATGAACCGATGCACGGAAAAACATGATCGGCTGATAGTCACGGAGGGGCAGATAGATAGTCTGTCGGTGGCAGATTGTCAGATAGATAATGCGGTATCTGTGCCAGGCGGTCAGAGCAATAAAACATGGGTGCCGTTCTGCTATGATTTTGTGGACAGCTTCGATGAAATCGTAATTTTCGGAGACCATGAACACGGCCATGTAACATTGGTTGACCAGTTTACAACATCATTTCCGCACAAGAAACTGAAAGTTGTCAGGGCGCAAGATTATCTTGGCGAAAAGGACGCAAATGCAATTTTACAAAAATACGGCTGCAAAGCGATATGCGATGCCGTGAACAATGCCGAAGAAATACCTGTCACGGCTGTCAAAAAGTTATCGCAGGTCAAGGCGGTCAACCTGGATAAGCAGGAACATATCAGGACTGGCATATACGATGTTGACCGATATATCGGCGGTATCTATATGGGACAGGTGGTAGTTATCACGGGCAAGCGTGGTGAGGGTAAATCAACGTTAGCGTCGCAAATAATCGCAAATGCACTAGACCAATCAGATCCCGACGGCAATCCGTATTCGATTTTCGTCTATTCGGGCGAACTGCCTGACTATCATTTCAAACGCTGGCTGGACCTCCAAATTGCAGGAAAACAAAATGTTATACGTTCGGTCAACGAATATGGCGATGAAACCTATGACATACCTGATGATGTGGTCGACAAAATCAATCACTGGTATGATGATAGGGCGTACATATTTGACAACACAGCTGTGACGGCTGAAATTAAACTTGACGGCGACAATGCAAAACGTGACGGCAAGATATCATTGCTGGGTACGATTGAAACAGCTATCCGCAGATTTAATGTCAAACTGATACTGATTGACAACCTCATGACGGCACTGGACGTTGACCTCAGCAAAGAGCTGTATCGGGCGCAGTCTGATTTTGTAAATGCTGTTAAATACATAGCGGTCAAATATAACGTAGCTATCATATTGATAGCACACCCACGCAAGACCGCAGACGGCATTGAACTGAATGCAGATAGTGTCAGCGGTTCGGGTGACATCACAAATAGGGTTGATTTGGTTTTAACATATAGCAAAAACAACGACGATGACAAGGACGATTTTCAAAGTAAAATTGCCATTGTAAAAAACCGATTGACGGGTAACGTAGCGGACAATATCAAAGTTGCCTACAGTCAGATTTGTAAACGTATCGGCTGTAACAATGCAGAATGGGGCAGGGTCTATGGTTGTTTCAAAAAGGTTGACACGGCTGAAAACGAAGAGCTGCCGCCGTTCTAAAAAAATGGGAGGAATAAAAAATGGACAAAAAGGAATTTAGACAGTGGGTCAAAAAGGCATACGGTGATTTTCAAAAGGATAAGCAGGCGATTGCGTACAGCGATTGCAGTGACATTCTGAACGGCAAAACAAAAAATGCAAAAAGCCTTTGTGGGGCTTGCTGACGAGGTGCACAAATGGACAGAACAGAAATAGACAAACTGGCATATCGTGGCGAAGAACTGCCGAACGACAGCAATATTTTTGATGAAATATATTGGTTGGCTATGTATTATCTGTACAAGACAGCAACGCTGAACAACATCCCTGCGGAGCAAGCAGCGAAAGCCAAAAGCGCATTGACGCAGAAATTGGACAAGCAGATAAAGCAGAGCGAACCTAACGAAAACGTGATAGCAGCATTCAACGACAGTGTGCGTGTTATGCGTGAAATGGAAAAATTCATCAGACCCTATGCGGAATTTGAAAAAAAGAGCCGTGAAGAGCTGATAGAATTTATCAAGCATATGTTTGATGTGCTGTCGGGGCTTGGTCCGTATGAGGAGGGCAAGTAACATGGCTAACAACAAATTCTGCACAAGTTGCAAATATTTTGAGAAGTCACCTGACAACTGTGGCAGGAAGAACGAAAAATATGGGCTGTGTAAATATGGTGTGAGACAGGGACTTTGCCCGAGAGTAATCAACTATCAGCACCCTATCTGCGAAGTATTCAAAGATAAGATAGAGACTGTAAAATGCAGTGCTGCTACAACACTCTGTTGGTACTGCAAACACGCAGTGCCAAAGAGGGACAAGCTGACAGGTGAACAGATAACAGGGTGCAGTTGGTCGATAGACAGACAGCCTGTTGTCGGTTGGAAAACACATCAGCACAGAATTTACAAGGTGCAAAAGGGCGGCATATTGCATTCGTATACTGTGGTTGAGTGTCCTGAGTTTGAGGAGGGATAAAATGAAGGTATTAATAGCCTGTGAAGAATCACAAGAGGTCTGCAAAGCGTTCCGTGCAAAAGGTCACGAAGCATATAGCTGCGACATTCAGATGTGTTCAGGCGGTCACCCTGAATGGC